AAAGTTGAACATATTACTTCTTTCGGCGCCACGTTCAGCACATTCGGCAAATACTACTTCATACGGGTCACTACCTCCTACAATGGCTGATTGAAGTTGTCCTCTTGAACTTGAATAGACTAAGAACTGGTCGTACTCATCTATAAGAGGGCATTGGTCAATTTCTGGATGAAACTTCAAGTCTAATCGTTCATCATCTGCATCAAGTCGTGGAGGTTCATTGAAAGTAATGACATTACCATTTGAAAGAGTTATAGCTCCAGCACCTGTAAGAGCAACTCCTTGTAAAGTATTCCCTTCATGAACTTGATACTTCGGTAAGTCAAGTTGAAAACCTATCTTCCCATTCCAGTAATATTGTCCAACCACTGCAGGTTTAGTATAACCTGTGACTGAACCATGTACTAAGTAGTTAGGTCTTTCAGCAAGTATCTCAAAGTGAAAAGTATCTCCGTCAAGTAAGTCTAATGCTGCTATACTTCTTTCAGTATAACCTAGCATATAGTTACGAGGATCTTCAAGCATCTTGGATATATCAAAGACTTCTGATGAACTGACAAGTCTGAACCTTACCAAACCATTATCATACTCATGTCCAAGGAATGCATTAGGATGCTCACCTGTTACTGAACCATCTACATAGAAGCACTTTTCGGATGCACTGAACGTAAGCTGAATAACTTCTGTCACTGCATTTGAGTATGCTTGTCCAAGAGGCAATAACTTGAGTGTTTCGCGACCTGGGTGGAATTCAGTGATGGTTCCAAAGTATGGAACATTAGTTAGACCATTATCATATGGGTTATAGATTGGTGAGCTATAGTCATCAGTATCATATCCAAAGGCAAAGTATGCATAATCTCCTACATGCAATTGTCTTATAGAAGAAGTAATCGTAAACTCAAATAAGTCATCAGTTCCATTATTGATAGTGAAAGATGAACCTGTTCCACTAAAAGGTGGTTGATTGGTTGCTAAGTCGGTAATCAAATAAGTATCAGGTAATGATACAAGCTCTATCTTATAACGATGACGTAAGTAGTCAAATTCAGGTAAAGTAATGTCAAACCCGTTCGGGTCAAGGGGATTAGGGATATCTTTTAGTGCTCGTATTTGAACAAGTGGTAATCCAACATATTCATGAACTAATTGACGGTAAGAAATCGGATTGACTTTGATAAGTGTCCAGATTTCTTCCGGTGCATTAGGATGAATAGTAAAGCCTTCTTCTCGAAGTTCAATGTATGCTTCTAATCCACTTCCACCAGTAATATCGAATGAGATATGTTCATTCTCAAACCTATCAATCACATGACTAAACACGATTGGGGTCAAGTCATCATGAACGGGTTCATTAAGTCGAATATGACCCGGTGTGATTGATGTAAAGCCGGTGTTTAGACCATCGACTAATACTGATGACGGGTCATGAGCAATATAGAAGTCTTGTTGTTCAATAGTAGGAGTAACAACAATTGAGCCAGTCGTTACAAGTTTTGCATATCCTAATAGTCCTTCATTTCTGCTAGTTACTTTATATGAATTGTTATATCCGTAAGATACATAGCCTTTATAAGCTGACGGGAAAGTCAACGTCATTGCAACTGGAGATACAACAAAGTCAGGAGAATAGTCTTGAACATAAGAACCTATACCGTCATCGACATATATTGCAAAGAATGACAAGTCCGTTCCACTAAAGTTTCCAGGAATAGTCCAAGTAGTTGCAAGAGTTGATTGAGTAAATCCAAATGGCAAATTAGGTAAAAAGACTTTACCAACTTGTGGCATGCTAAACTGAAGTTCTACAGTATCTGCATCAAGAACTTTAGTTTCAACTGGAATAAGATACTCATAAGTAGATGGAGCAACTTCAATTAGTGGTTGAGCAAATACATTTAGACTATTATGGTTATGAGTAATAGTCCAGGTTGTTGATGGTACTGATTGAACAAATACTTGGTCAGGAATAGTTTCATATACCACTACTTTACCAGTATGTGGCACCCCTAAAGTAATTTCAATAGTATTGTTATCAATAACAACAACTTGCATTGCAAGAATAGCTTCATATACTCCAGGAATATTCGATTCAATGTATGCTTGCCACATAATATTAGTTGAATCAAAGTTGTGATGAACCGTCCAAACATTCGATGCAATTGGAAAATCAAATTGAACAATAGGATTTCGTTCAATAGTCCATTTATCAAATGATAATGAAGTATCTTTGAAGAAGATATTCGAAACATTGATTGGATTGAGCGGGTCTTTTTGAACGAGTAACAAACCTTCCCAAGTCTGAATTGGGGATTGAAAATCGCGATGAGGTTCTTGCCATTTACGAACAGCAGAACTAGGTTCATTCAGCTTGACAGACAACATACCCTTACTTACATAGTAGTCAAGTCCTTCAGCTAAACTTTCAGTTCCATTGACTATAACTGACTCGATACCTCTAGATGCTCGTAATTGATATGCGTTATCAATCCCGTAACTTGTTAGAAGATAGTTCGCTTTGCCAAAGTTTGAAGCTGTACTAAGAGTACTATCATAGTAATGTTGGTTAGACTCTAATGAATAACGCGGAAGATTGTAAGAAGGTGTCAAGAACCTACTACGTTGTCCATCATTGAAATACGACTTCTCCCATACTGAACTAAGTTCAATGTCAATGAATATGTTATCTTTGATATTGACATTGAACGAGTCATAGAAGTCATACTGCTCTATGATTTCACTGATTTTGCAATGATAAGGTTTAGTATCAAGAACGTAATCAACTAAACCCTGAACATATTGTGATTTATTAGAAATAGACATCTGCGTTGTTTACAATAGTTTCTGGAGTAACGGTGATGATGCTATGAACTGAAAGTCTTGAAGTTTTGAAGATGTCAGTGAACTCATAGTTATTGGCAAGTGCATCATTTAGCACCTCAAAGAATAGTTCGTTGATATGTTGTGGCAAAGCATGTCTCCAGATATAGTCTAAAACTTGACGAGTAGAAGCCGGTGTCACGAACCAAGTTGATGATTGTGATAGGTCTAACCCGTTGATAGTTGCTGTAGTATTTATCCCGTTTAGATAAACTGAAGTTTTAGGATTTAGAATGCTATTAGTTAGTGAAGCAATAATCAATGAACGGTCAGCTAATACTTGGTCATCTCTAAAACCATAACGAGTTCTTGTACCATGTCTTTCATCATATAAGACTTTGTTCAATGCAGGTATTGCTTGACCTGCCAGGTTAGTACCGGCAGCAGAGTCAACAAGTTTGTTCCAAAGTGTAAGAGGTATCTTCATATCTTGTTGAGGTCTAATCAATGTCCATTCAGTATGAGAGTTCTTCAAATCAAGGTCTTGTGGGTTATCACGTAAGCTAAAGTCACGCGTAAAGCGAAGCTTATACGTATTATCCTTATTAACCATCATGTTCAATCCAGCAATCGTAATACCATGATAAGCGCCATCAAACAACTCTTGGAAAGTTAAGTAAGTAGAAGGTCCTTCACGAAGTAATTGAGCAGATTGCTGACAAGTCAATTGCTTATTACCTACAGGCACTGTCTTATCTTTTACCCAAAAGTAATAAGTATCGCCAGTGATATTACCAGAACTATCACGTGAAGGACGTATAACATATTGATAGTCTGACTTATATTGAGTTTGGATACTTGGGTCATCAGATACATCAGGGTCAAAAGCAAGTTCATCAGAAGTTGGTTCATAAGCAGACATAATAGCAACTACTTCATGTCCATGTGGAATAGCTTGAGTAGTTGAAATCAAAGTCCCGTTAGTTGAATAGAATGTACGAGGTTGGCTAATGCCATTCAAGTATAGACGTAATGTATTGTCCGCTATTCGGTTAGAAGAAGTAACTTGCAAGTCTAATGTATTACCACTTCCAAACTTACGAATGACTTCTTGTTGCAATAATATCCAATCACCCCAAACAGGATTGAACTTTTCAACTGTGGTCCCGTCATTCAATACGAGTGGCTCTTTTTCATATGCAACAATTTCGTCAATCACTTGTCTTACCGAAGGCACTTCAACATAATCGCCATACACTGGAGTCCAACTATTATGTGGGTATTTGAGGTCGTTATCAAGTATCTCTTGGGTTGGAACATTGTAACCAATCCAACCGTATTCGTCAAGTACAGTAGAAGTGCTATTCTCGATGCCAATAGAACCAGTAGATGCATCATACCCAATGACAACCATAGCACCAATAGTGCCAAGTTCATCTATGACTTGTTGAGCATCTACTCCACTAGCAAAGTAATCAGGATGTACATTCACATTGATAGTAATATGTCCAAGATTGAAGCTAAAAGTTTCTACAAGAGGTTGAATTGCTAAAGCAACCGAAGTCAAGGTATCAATAGCAAGTGATGATACGACTAATGATGAACCCGACGGTGTCGCTTGTATTAGTTTCAAGTAATAGGTATCATTAGTTGTATTAAGTTCTCCAGTTACTGAATATGTGCCAACTGAAGCAGTTGGGTTTTTCACAAAAGTGACTTCACTAAATGCATTGATGCCGGTCACTGTCAATTTGTTATCATATGACACTGGCAAATTGATAGGTAACACATTGTCCAAAATCGAATGAGGGAACTGAATAAGTACTGTCACTGGAGCAACTTCTTTGATTTCCAAGTTGAACAGTCCAACATCAGGAGATAAGACTTGTTGAAGGGCAACACTTATCTCAGCACCTGTCATAGTAGCGACAGCAGTTGTTGCTATCATCTTGATACCTAATTGAACGAAGTCAATTTCATAAGACCCGCCAACTTGACCACTATAGTCGTATAGTGGTTGGGTAACAGATAGAGACCCACCTGATGCTTGTTCAATAGCACGAATGTAATAAGTTGAACCAACTTGACTCCATTCAAATTCAATATGACCAATTGCTGCACCTTTGTAGTTCTTGTTATCAGACCAAACAAACTGAATAACATCGAAGTAATTCCCGTCACCAGCACTTACGTGCATATCACCAGAATGATAACCATCACTTAATGTAAACGCGATTGGTCCGTTAAGTATTGCTTCACCATAAGGTTTGCCACCTAAGAACCCGCTAAAATGCATACCTGGCACTAACCCGTATTGTGCAAAGCGACCTTTCTCTAACGAGACAAACGTTTCGCCAACACCTGGGCTATTCAATGTCAAACGAGTTGTTCCTGCTTTGAACAATTGAACATCTTGTGCTTCAGGTGGAGTTGGAACATATGACCATGCAATAGGTCTTGCTTCCCAAGTTCTTGTTCTTTTGTATGATTGCTTACGAGCAGCTTTACCAGTTTTCTTATCTTCAAGTGCAACGTCTGCTGACAATTGGTCGATTGCAGAACGAGCATCATATTCACTTGGAGCTATTGAAGACTTAACCCATTCGTAGACATTGATTGACGAGTATTCAGCCATGCTACCCCAACGGCCAAGTCTTTCTTCAAAAGTTGGAAAGATTTGCTTGTCATGGTAAGGCACATATTCAAGTAGTGTTTTGTCCCACCAAGTTCTTCCTACCTCTCTGTCACCCCATGATTTTTGAGGGTCAAAGTTAGGGTTCTTAACAGTCAAAGTTGAATAGTTGTAGAATGCAGGGTCTTTTTCCGATACAACATTGATGACTTCCATTGCAATAGCAGTATGATTATCAAATGCTGGATGCCAAGTAGTAATGTCTTCAATCAAAGCTCTATCAACATAGTCAAACAGTTTGATTGGTGAGAACTTTGGTTTAGCTGGAACTTGAAGTTCAAACTCATAAGTTCCTAAAGTATCACATGAAATGACTGATTGAGTATGGAATGTTACATTAGCAGTTGGAGCCGGTTTGCTCACAATAGTATATGCATCAGCTTTTGGAAGAGCAATCATTTCACCAATAGTAGTAACCTCTAAACGATGAGTTCTTAACTCAGGTTCAAACTTCAATGACGTATTCAAGTCGCTCAGTGTGTACCAACGGTTTTCGTCAGTAGGCAAGATTGAAATGTAAGTTAACGGAGCTTGAACGACTAAGCTATCAGGTTGTTCAAAGAATAGCCTAGTATGTTTAAGAGTGCAATCATTTGCATTCAACTTAAGTTCAGGATAAGTTGGAGTTCTTGCATCACCATACTCTGCTACTTTATAAGCCCAAAACTCATCAAGTTTTGCATGTTCAAATTTGACAGAGTTCAAGAATGCATCAATGCTGTACTGAGTGCCTTTTGCATTGACCATTGCTCTCCAGAAATTAAACTCTGAACGTTCGTTTGTTCTAAGTAAATCAAAGTATCCTTTCTTACTAAAGCCTAATAACGAAAGAGCATGTTTAGTTGTATCATCGTTATCATATACTTTATCTGCATTGTAATAATGACCTACATCATCGATGCTGCCTGCCAAGTTCTTCTTGAAGTCATGTCTATCATTCAGGAAGAACCCACCAAAAGTTGGTCTAAAAGTATGATTTCTTCTAGCTTTAGCATCAATCAATAGTTTCTCAACTGATAAGTTCAAGAATGGGTCATAGAACAAACCTTCTGGAAATGGTGAAGAAGTAATGTAGTTCTCAAATAAGATAAGATGTTCATACTCGTCAATAGTTATATGAGACCCGAATATTGGAACATAGCCCGTGATTTCAGTATGGTCATCAAAACGAATGACCGTTGAACCATGTGGCTGAATGATGTCTCCAGTTACATCATAGATGAACTGTGAAGTTAGAATGTCATCAAAGCGACGTTGAACAAAAGAAGCTGGCAAACCTCTATTTGTAAACAACCAAAACTTTTCCATGAATGGATTGACACCAAAACCTTTACCTGGAACTGTTCCTTTATACAACCCATCAATGAAGCGCTCTATTTCAAGTTGCCAATTCTCAAGTCTTCCGGAGATAGGGTCTTGAGCCGGATTATCACCTTGACCAAAGGCAAAGCCTTGGTCTTCAGTATACATTGCATAAGCATGTAAGAAATTGACTACGTTTTGAATACCTGTGATATTGATTGGCAAATTAATTGATACTATACTTGTTACTTCTAAATAGTTTCTCCATTCATCGACTGAATGAGCTTTAGAAAAAGCATTGAAAGTTTCAAATGTTCCACTTGTATTTAGAGTATAAGTATCTATTTGTGGATGACGAGAGAAATAGTTCTCTATTCTAAACTTCCAATTAGAACCTTGATTTGGACCGGGTTTATATATATTATTTCCATTTGAATCTTGACCTAACCAAATCTTGTCTAATCCAATTTCAATTACTTGAACACGAAGTGCTTGAAGCCAAAGGTTCTTAGCAAGAGTGCTCTTATTCATGAATAGTCGATATGACGGGTCAGGAATATTGCGATAAGCATCATTTGATAAACGAAGATTACCTTGTTCAATTAAAGTTCCTGAACGATATGCAAGTTGAGTTTTCCAATTTCTTAGTAACTGAACATTCTTAGAGACTGATGAATCCATTGCATTATACGCTAAGAATTGTGTATAAAGTTGATTTAGTCCTTTATATGTAACTTTAGTTGCAGGAACAAAATTTGATGTTCCAGTTCCATTAGTAAGAAGAGTAACTTCAAACTTATCTCCTATAATCAATGGTCTCCCATTCTCAACTACCTCAAAGTTGAATGCAATATCAGCACCATTAGTAAAAGACGTTCCTTTATGTAAAATGATAATAGTTTCATCTTTAGTTGCAAGAATAAGCTGAAGGTCTAATTGTTGATAAACTACTTCTAATGTAAAGTTTCTTGTGCCTCCAACTGATACATTGCTAAACACAATTTCAGGAATTCCTAATAAAGTATTACTTGTATGAACAGGTTCTCCATGTAACGAGAACTTATAATGGGTTAGTAAATCACCTGTCATTCTGTCTAATTCAAGTTCATTTGAAGCAAATGTTTGGAAACCCCAATTAGTTTCAAGAAACTTAACAGGATTTATCTTATAACTTGAACGTGCTTGTGAATATGCAAAGGCAATAGAATGTCGCCAAATAAGTTCAACAGGACCTTCATCTCCAAACAAGTAAGAGTCACGAACTCCTAACGGTTCAGCTGTCAAAAGAGCATAAGAGCTTATCGGTGAAGAAAGAGAGACATAAGGTGGCAATAAAGTATCAGTATTAGGATTAACACAAAGTTTGATACCAGGATATAATGCTTGAACATCAGTCCATAATGATGGATTCCATATTCTACACTCGTTGATAATAAAAGCATCAACATCAATAGTCAATGGAACTGAAGTTACTATCCAGAAAGACCCAGCATAAGGACCTTTATCAATCATAAAGAAGTCATATAAAGAAATATCACCTGAAGTATCATATCCAGCAACACGAGATAAAGTCAATCCATTCCAAACATATAATCCGTTCTCAGAAGCATCTGTTTGAGATGTCAATAGAACAGTATCACCATTACCTAAACCAAAAGATGAAATACTAAGAGGCGGTACAATTGTCAATAAATCAATGTTAGTAGTTGATACAATGCTTACACTTTGTTTTAAAATTCCTTGTGCTAATAATGATAATGGATAATCTGCTTCATATGCCCATTTACCTGGAATCGATGAAGGTTGTGCAAGTATAGCTTCTGCATAAGTGTCATGTCCAAAGAACTTCCAAGGTGTTGCATCAGGACGAGTAAGACCTGGAGCAATTCCAGCGAATGTCGCAAAATAAGCTTCATATAGTTTATGCCATCTTGCAATAGATGGTAGGGTTCCAACTGTTGCCAAATGATAGTTCCATGAAAACGGGTCATTGATGTTATACACAGAACCTAATGGGTCATACGAGTTTTGAATAGCAAACTTAGCTAATTCATATTGCAAATTGTAAGGGTCTTGATAGACTGGGTTAGAAATATCCCATCTAAGAGTATTAACAGAAGAACCTAAAGTAGAAGCATCATAGAGTTTTTGTTCTGCTTTTAGAACTAATGCATTCACTATATCTTGGATATTGACAACAACCCAATTCAGCGGAGTTGAAGTAATATCCCATACTAAAGTTGTTGCATTGTAAAGTCTAAGTTCATTCGTAATTCGATTATACCAAGACTTACCACTTGGGTTCAACACACCAGATACATCAGGTGCAACTTCACCTTCATAATCAACTGAAAGATACTTAAGCTCTGTACCATTATACCATAATTGACCTCTATAAGGTTGAGTTGGCATCGAGACCGAAACTGTTCCTCGCGTAATAGTTCCATCATATCGTAATACTTCAGCTAAAGCAATGTTATGCGACAATGTTGAGTCTGCTGTAAAGATTGGAGATTGGTGTCCATCATGATGAATGGTAACATGTGCATCAAGTTCAAAGTCATATACTTGTAATGGTTGAACTGCATTCATCATTCCCATCATTGGTAAAGTGATTGGCCAATATGTAATAGGCGCAGTTGTTGAACTGAACGCACCAACTGCAGCACCTTTTAGAGCATAATCTGCTTCATACATACTAAACAAGTTATCAAGACTTCCGTCAGCTGACATACCTAGTGCTTCGGGTAAAGAAGTCAAAATGTATTCAGGAATAGAGTTTAGTGCATTTCCATATTGAAGTTCTGCAAAATCTAACAACGAAATCGGAGTCAAATCTTGTTGGTTCAATAATGAGAAGAATAAGTTATGAGCTCCATTCAATGTTTTGATTTTGCCACCAAAACCTGGGTTAGCATTTTGCAATAATCGATAGTTATTAGAACCAAATGAACTTCCAAAGAATTCAGGTTGATTTGCTATAGTGTTGATAAAGTGATTAGACAAATCGCCAAATAGAATTTCAGAACGGTTTTCACGTTCAGGGTTCATCATCAATTGGGGAGGCGTAAGCCAGCATCCTGGATGATTGACATCATTGTAGATTGTACCTGTTTTTGGCATGCCATCTGCATCACTTATTGCATAACGAGGTTCTTCGTACGATGATGCAACACGGAATATCATATTATCGCTTTGGGCACTAGTAAATGTTACTGAAGATGGAACAGGTGCATCAAAGTTGAATGCGATGAAATCACTATGATAAGTTGAACCGATTATCGCATTAGGTAATTGACCCGCTTTTGAACCTCTTACTTCATATGTTGTTGGGTTCTTATAGGTTAGTGTCCAAGTTTCGTTATTTGTATAGATAGAAGCTTCGATACCAGAGATGACAATGAATACCTCACTCTGGCTATATGTTCCATTAGCTTTTGGATGAATGAAGAACGAGATGTCCCCTGATGAACTTGTATAAGGAGTTCCTGCTACTGCATCGGGTGTCTGAATACCTGCTCTTGAACCTGTGACAGTAAAAGTAATCCCATCACTTTGTGGAACAATAGTCCATGTTTGACTATCAAGAATTGGATTGATTTCAAGCGAAGTTAGATTGCCCGTACCACTTCTATCAATGATGGCTTCATTTACATAAGGTTCAACCGGTTGTTCTGATGAACGCCAAATGGTTCTGATAACGCCATCCTGTTTGAATGCAAGCATTCTTCCATCGCTATCAGGGGTTTTGAGTCCTTGAGCAAAGTAAAAGTTACCCGTCTTATCTGCTTTGACACGACGTTGAAGCACAGCATCAAAATCTTCATTAGGGTCTTCGACATAGTAAAAGATTGAAGAAGTCCATGGAGCTTTAGTTCCATCAAGAGGCCAATATAAGTTGAACAGCGGAGGCTGATTGAACCTTGACTTGACTTGACCTGGAACAAGTTCAAGACCTTCATCATACTCAATGATTGGTCTTGTTGCGCGTTGAACTTCACCACTAGGATTTAGTCCAAATAGATGTAAATCTTTGCCATGAACCCAATAGTTAGAAGTTTGCCAATCAGAAAGTGGTTCTAGGTTAGCATCCTCAGTATAAGTTTCTGCGTCTAAAGATTTGAACATCTTGCCATGATTAGTCGTTCCACTCTTTACATATACTTCTATTCCATTATTAGAGTAAGAACCTTCTGTATCATATGTGCGAACCCAATTACCAGCAGAGACTAAGTAGATACCATTCTCACTTGATACCGCTTGGTTCTTGACTAATACTCTCATACCTTCAGTAAGAGTTACTCCATCTATAGAAGTAAAGGATAAAGTTCCTCTTGTTCCTGATAAGACTCCTGTTCCAATTCCGGTAAAACTTATTTGCGCAGGTAAAGTTGAAAGATGTTCAACTTGAATAGTAAACATATCTCCACTAACAAAAGGATTAGTTCCAACTTCAATAGTGAAAGCTAAAGGTTTAGAACCGCCTCCGCCTACATAAGTATAAGTTGAACCGCTAAAAGATATTGACTCAGGAATTGCATCAATAGAACCAACAATAGTAAATGACGTCGGTCCAGTAAAAGTTATAGTCCAAACTTGATTGAGTTTACCTGTTCCATTTAGAGCTTCAAGCGGGTTAGTTGTTGCTAATAAGACTGGAAGTTTCTGTTTACTTGATAGAGAAGGTTTAGCAATAGTATAGTATTCAGGTTTCTTTAGAGGGTTCCAACTAATATTTTCATAAGGTAAAGAAGATTGAACCCAAAAGTAACTTGAGTAATTTGCAAACTTGTCAATGTCAGTAGGTGGTGCAAAATTGAAAGCTTTTGATGACATCCAAGAACTTACTGTTGATAAGTCAATTCCAGAGATTTCTGCTTTGTTCAATAAGTCCGCAAATGACAGGAAATATTCTTCAGTTCCAACTTTAGTAGCTATCATTGGAACAAATTGGTTGAAAGCACGTTCAATACTTGATTGTGTTACCCAAGGTCGGGTTTCTTTAGCGTTCGGAAAATATCTGCCGATTAGTCCGTATAGTTTGACAGACTCTTCGTGTGTCAAACTTTTGTCAAACAAATCTGATAAGAGAGCGGTATTGACTGGGTTCTTGATGCTATTTGGAAGTAATGAAGTTAGACTTCTAAACGGTTTTGAGTAATCAGATGTTGACATATAAGGTTCTTCTTCTCTCGTATAAAAGGATGTATATCAACTATTTATGTACTTTAGCAAACTGTGAAAAAACTGACAGACTATATAATTGATTTCACCTGTGTCTAAGCAGTTGATTTTATTACTCGAAAAACTGACAGACTAAGGGTATATATTATATTCAGTTGTCTCTCCCTCTTCTTCATTTTCATATCATTTTCTCTTTTACTTCTGGTTTGTCTTTTTCTAAGTAGTTGATTTTATTACTAAAAATATTTATCATTATCTTCGTAACTTATTGATTTATATACTAGTTTTCAAACACATTATTTTTACCGACCGATATGGCAGTACTTTTTAAGCAAAAAAGACGAAATGCTTAAAAAACATTTCGTCTTTTATATTTCTGCTAAAAGTTTGACAAGTAATGTCTTTACAATCCACCTTGTCTAAGAACTGATGCATTCAATTCAGCAACAAGTTCAATGTCACTTAGCTGAGCACATGATTGAAGTATTTCATCAAGTCCTGAACTTACAGTAAATAAAGAACCAAATGAATTCACTGCATAAATTGGAACAAGAACTACAGATGCAATTTCAGTTGGAAGTCTTTGGTGTATCAATGAGAACAATTCGGTTGCATAGAAAGTTTCGCCAAAGTCCCAGTTCTCAATTCCAAAGTAAGAGTTGATAACGGCAAGAACTTCAATCTTTAACTTCTCATCGGATAATGTTGATGTAATGGCTTTAACAACTTTGAATTTTGCACGGAACTGAGGTTCAGCTAATGCGCCAAACAGTAACTTAATCTTGCCAGGATGCAAGACCACAGTATCCGATAACATTTTGTTATCAAGCAAGTCTGCAAATTGATTACGTAATTCAAGAGGTGTTGGTGGTGTCGGCAATACTAAAGTTCGTCCTTGTACATAGTTACTAATCGAGTTATAATAACCTTGAGTAAGAACGTAAGTATCATGAATGTTAGACACTGACGGGTCAATCAAGTTTTCGTATGGCGTAAAGTGTTGCCACATAAAGTCAAGTGTCGTTCTTTTTAGAGTTCTTCCATAATAAACACCACCAATTTTTGCATTACTAACAAAACTTCCAGGAGCAAAGTAAGTTGTGGGGTCAAATGTTATATTAGCTGCATTTATTTCTGTTCCTGGAACTCTGATGCCTGAACTATCAAGTTGAAAGTATTCATAGTAATTACTTTCATTAGAAGCTGCTTCTGAAAACTCAGCAAATTGAAGAACACTATCCGGCAAAGTATTACCTGAAGTATCAATGTTTAACATATCCGATGGAATAACTTCAAGAGCATGCAAATTGACTATACCATTACTATCAACTATTGGTCCAACTACATCATAGTTTTCATTATGTCCAAGTGGTCTTCCGTCAGGTTTCAAATTAGAACGCAATACTCGTATAGTATCATATACTCGATTTTTTGTTTGCGAGTCAATAATTTGAACTCCGGCATTATACCAAAACTTAGTATTCTGACTTGATACTTGTAACTTCAGTTCACGGAAATTGACAGTGAAACTGGTTGGCAATTGAGTTATAGGATTGAGAGTTGCTTTGACCCATATTAGCCATGAATTAGGATTTCTTACTCCAGGTGATATGTATAAAGTCGGGTCATAAGGAAGGACGTTTGGGTTGACTGTATTTCCCGAAGTAAGGTCAATACCATCAATCAATTCCCAACGACCGAGTAAGTTCAGTGTTGACACATTACTTGATGCTAGTGTAAATGCATATGGTCCCGGACCAACATCAGCTACTAAGTCAAGCGAATAACTTATCTTGATTGCATCACCTGGCATTACTTGATAACTTGCAGTTGATAATTGTGATAAGGTAAAATCAATAGTATCAGAAGTAAAAGGTAAGTTCATCTCACCTGTGCCAATATACCCACGAAGATTTGAACTAACATGAAGTAATGAACCGTTAGCAGCAACTTCAATCGTAATAACTTCTGCACCATATGTTAATGCATCAACTAAAATACGAGAAGTTAGTTGTCCAGTAAAGGTCAAGTCAGTCCCAACAATAGGAGTATGACGATTGAACGCAAGACCGAACTGAGATTGCCATGCAACTGATTGAAGACCTGAACCAACATCTCCAGGGATGTAAGGGTTTATACCGTCAATAGTTCGAGCAACAGTGTTTAGCCATATCTTCCCGTCATCCTCTGGATGTAACCCTGGGTCTTGTATACGTGCATATGAAATACCACTTATCGTTACAAAGTCAAGAGGTTCTCCATACCAATGTTGGTCAATTGCACCCTGTATCAATGTCTTTTCTTGAAGTGCACTTCGTTGACCAGTAGAATTCCAGTAGAGTTGTCTATTATCTTCAATGAATTGACGTCGTGTCAAACTTACCATGCCTGATGTAAGTGGGTCAGTTGAAGAAATATGTGCAAGCGTATTGATGATACCTGTAGATGATAGAAGAGGTTCAATGATTTCATCAATCAATCCTCGACTTGAAGTACTTGTTCCAGTTGAAAGAGAATTGATACCAAGTGCTAAGTCAATTGTCAAATCGTCGCCAAATAGTTTGATGTTTTGATATTGACCAGAAGCATCGTTCCATTCAATGTATTTTGGTTGCCCTGCAAAAGTTCTATTCACTGAAGTCAATCTAAGAATAGATTGGTCTTTCAACATATAAGTATTGTAATCTTGAGCATTCACCATTCTATTTTGAGCATAGTATGTTGAAGGTGCAGATTGACGAATATGTTCAATACTTTCTGAAGCAGCAGAGTTTTGAATAGTTGATGTAAGCGAGAATGTCATACCACATGTTTCTGCCATACCTGTTGTAGGAGAAACATATTGAAACGCAAGTGGCTGATTGATAAGTCTATTTGTTGGAATGACGATACTTCTATTAGCTGATTGACGCATCCAAAAGAAGAAGCGACCTACAGGAATATCTGAGAAGTCGCCATCGCCAAACATCAATTTAATTGCATCATTCTCTAAAGTTTCTACTTCAAACTTTTTACGATTTTTGATGATATTGAATGATAAGTTTTGGTCCGCTAAAGTTTCTACTTCTTCCCAAATTTCTTCGATTGCTCCAGAAGAACTAACTCGTGTAACCCATACATCTGTATCATTGACATTGATTGGAGCTAATGATAACGCTCTATTCGGAATTGCTTCATTCATAACATATTCCAAACGGGTCAAGACACCTTGCTTAGCATACATCAAAAAGCCAGTATAATCAGAACCATCACCAAGCCCATCATTTGAATAGATAACTGAAAGTTGTGAATTGACATCTGGAGTCTTTTCATACGGTCCATTTGAGTCTAACAAAACTGGCACAAGTTCCATTGGGAATGTTTCGATTCCAGTATCAACATTGAACGAGAAGATACCATTAGGAATAGTATTCAAAGAATTGTTGAATGTATAGAGCTGCATTGATACATCGCCAATCTGTTGAAGACTTGCAAACTGTCCAAAGCTACCGGTCAAACATCTATTCATGACTAAGAAGAAACGTTCTTTCCAAAGTGGAGAATTAGGGTCATTCCAAATGATGTTCAGCCCCGCTAAGTTGACGCCTTGGGAATCGATTACTCGTTCAGTAGTAGAGATTGAAGTAATCTTGACTAAACCACGAGCCGGGATATTGCGAGAAGGTGCATACGATATTAGTTTCGCTAACTTTAGAATTGATTGCTTTCTTTGCGCTGTACTAATAAAGTTTTCATGCGATAACATATCAACTCGATAAGCTAATTGTTCTGCAACATATGCAAAGCTTTCAATTAAAGTAATTAGCTCAGAACTTTCAATAAAGTCGTTGAAACTTTCTGGAAAGTAAATGCGAATATAATCAATGATACTTAGTTTAATTGTGCTATAATCATACGCTGCAAAATTGATTTGCGAAAACGCTTGATATATCTTAGTCCAGCTTTCAGCTTGATAAAGGTTTTTGATTGACATGTTAGTTAGATATTCCGTGTCGGCGAATGAAATGCGATATTGTATTTATTAGGAATAGCATAAGATAATCCTATGCACTGGTTTTGACTTCTATTTTTAGCATATCTTGAACTCCAAACTCAAGATAGAAAACATCGACTAAACCGAGGATAACATTATTATCAGTTAATGAAACTACTTGCATATCAACCAATCTTACACGCGGGTCATATTCTATTACGTAACGAAGGTCATCTTCTATGATCTTACGAGTATTCTCATCATTTGGTTCAAACGTAAGTAAAGGAATACGAGTTCCAAACGTGGGCATCATTACTCTATCACCTTTAGCAGTAAAGATGTGGTTGTATAAGTCTTGCTTGACTACTTCAAAGTTAGAGATACCAAACTGTTTAGAGCTCATCCACTTATTAGAAGAGAAGCCATGATACAAAGTTTTGAATGCCATTTACTTATTATCCTTTATAATGCGAATTGCGATTTTTGTTTGCGGGTCTAACGAAAGGTTCATGCGATGGAACAATAGATGCACCCGATGCTTCTTGTGCACATTCACCTGCTGCAGCGGGTCCACCTGGTAAGATACGTTCGTCTTTGTCAGCATCGGTTGGCGTTGTTTCTACTGCCGCAGTAATCTTACTTCCTTGCATAGCAAATAAACCCAAACTTTTGATATCAACTGTGTCACCAGTCAAACGGGTTTTTGTACCAACTAAGTCTAATGTACATCCTGTCGCAGCAAGAGTTGCTCCGGCTTTAATATGTACATTCCCACCCTGAACCCTAGTATCTGCTTCGCTTTTGATGTTGATACCAGTCTTTGCTTCAAGATTAATGTTACGACCTGCCGCTAAGTTAATGTCTTCTTCTGCTCGCACTGAGATAGACTTTGCCCCATACATATGAATGTGTCCGTCTTCATCAAGTTCTACCCAAGTATTACCTGAAGCAGTTGATATGTAGATACGTTCGTTAGTATCGTCAAGAATGATTTGATTGCCTTCACAAGTCTTGACTCTTATTCGACAGTTATCAGCAGTGTCGTTCATTGTGATGACATGATGACCTGGAGTTACCCAACAATAAGTTTGCGGGTCAAGATACTCAGTTGGGTCAGCCGCTGCCGGTGCATATCCTTCATTCCCGTCTGGGTGAAGTTTTGGTTGGGCAACTTGTCGTTCACTTACCCCACGAGTTTGAGCGATTGGATTACTTACGTCTCCATTGAAAGCTGCACGTAAGTTAGAGTAAGCAGGTTCCAGAGGGTCATACGAGTCGGTAAACGGGCCAACTGTTGTTTCATCAGGTTTCTTATTTCTTCCAGAAGGTAGTCCTCTATTTCGATGTAAGTCATACGCCGCAGCAAAGAAGAACCTTCGATTAGGATTACCATTCAGAAGAAAGACTAACACTTGAGAATTGAGTTTAGGTAAGCAATAGAAACCATAAGGTACAGGTCCTTTAGGTGCTTTTCTATTTCGACCAGCTGGGAAGTCATTAGTAACTCCACCAAAAGGTGCTGCATATTCTGCCCAAGGTAATTGGCTAATATTATAAGACTCACCATCTAAAGCTGGACACCATACTTTCATTCTTCCCATTTGATTTGGGTCGTCCGTATCCATCACGAAACCATTAGTGATAAATGGAAAATGATTTTGATATCGATTTAGGATTGATTTATTAGTTTGCATTATTCACACCTTCTTGTGCCTTTAGCGTACTTATTGCACCATAATTATGTTGCATTATTAGTATAAGTTCTTGCGTAAAATCACTTCCGCTAAAAGTATGAACAACTGATTGTATCATATACCAATCATCATAAAATAGTTTGACTTTGTATTCATCTACATTACCTTCTTGGTTGAATGGATAATCTCGTGGTCCATATACATTCACTTTAGCGAATTGGGTTTCTCCTAAAAACTTCTTATCAATCATTTGACGTTCAACAAACTTACGATGTTCAAGATGAGCTTGAACAATACTTCCATTTCCAGTTGCAGCGGTTTCATTCTTAGGGTCGTATTCCCATTTAGATAATTTGTCAATATAAGATGCATCGCCATTTTCAATATAGTCTTTGACCGAAGTAGTAATTTTTGGAACAGGAGCAATTGCTTCAACTACGAAGTTAGAAAATAAGTTAGGGTTTCCTCGAATTTTGACACTTGTTGTTCCCATTGCAAAATGCATATCTGCCAAAGTTTGATGAAATGCTTGCGCATTTTTAAATACTTCTTTTGCTAATGGATTATTCGTAGGTGCAACATCTGCCTGATTAGAACGTTGAGTAGTTGTTTTTGGCGGTAGATACATAGGCTGATTTTTACCAGGATTCCCAACGAATGTTTTCTTATCAACTTCAGGAGAAAGTTTATCTTTCTTCTTTTGAGATTGGCTTGTAATATCTTTTCCTGTTTCATAAGGCGCACCTGATGATGTTTCAAGTCCTACAAATAAATTATCTATTTTGATGTTGAAGTCTAATACGTCAGGATTATGTCCTGAATAAAGATAGTCAAATTCAATTGAACCGTCAGGATTTTTTGCATCTCGTTCCGGTCCGGTTCTTGTGCCTTCACTTACTTTCTTTTGGTCGGCATCTGGGTTTGGCATCTTATACTGTATTACATCAAAATGTATAACCATTTCTTCTTCATTTGAAGAAACTGATTGATTGATTTTGAATTTAGTTATTTCATCAACCTTTGATATTTGACTAGCCATACCTGTAACTTCAGGACACAATTTCAGTAAGTTTTCTAAGATTTGTTTGACGTCATTAGAAATTTGAGATGAATATACTCCGCTATTTGCCTTATTATCTTCCATCGATTTTTGAACTTTAGCATACTCTTCTTCAGCCGCCGCTTTTGAACCGTCTCCATAAAAGATGGTTTCTGGAGTTCTATCATTAGTAGCACATACTGTAAGATAGAACCAATTAGGTGGAATAGTAATCATATAACGAATGATGCGACCTTTTCTTTCAGTCTTATCTTTCTTTTCGACGGGTTGTCCAGCTTCATCACGAGGTTTACTAACAGGATTAGCTTTTAGATACCATTCACGTGCAGCAACATTTAGTTGGTTTTCAATTGCTTGAACAGCCGTTCCAAGTAACGAGTTTTCGAACTTGACAGAAAGAACTTTTGGTATTTCTGACATTTGCGGCATTTGGCCGATACCCATAGTCTGAGCACAAAAGCCCATATCATAAACAGCACCACGAGTTGTGTATTCTGATAAAGTAAACTCTCCACCCATTATCATAGGAATACCAACCGTTGACACATGTTCAGTTGTTCCAGTATCAGTATGTCCAATGAAGGTGATATGTAAACAAAAGACTAATCCACTCCCATCCGTTTTTAGCTTATCAAAAGTAAGGTATCTAAAGTAATTGAAGAACCCAACACCGGATGGGTCAACAACTTGAATATGAATAAGCCCTTCATTAGTAAGGGTTTGTCCAGCATATTCACCTGAAGCATTCACGAGAGTAGTAAAGGTCACATTAGCAATTGAGAACTCTGATGTCTTTCTTGAGTCAACAAGTAGATAAACACCTCCACCTATATCATCTCCTAGCTTCTTCCCTGTAACATTTGCTAGGAACCCTACCCCATCTGGTTTGCTAGGTGCTAGATATGGTTGAAATGCTTCTGAATTACTCGCAACGGTCATAATGTAATGGATACTATGTGACCTATACTTGTCTAATGGATTTGCTGGGATGCTCATATGTATTATAGGACTAATGGAGGGAGGATAGCTTCGCTACTTCTAGCACTATCTATTCCTCCAACTTTTTGGGTCAATAAGAGTTGAACTCGTTCGTTTGATGGTATCGTTAGCACACGACCGATGAAAGCTTCTTCATACGGGTCTAATAAGTAGTTGTATTGAGCAATGACCCACCATAACCCCGGGTCATTGTAGAACCCATAAGCTACTTTGTCTAATCTTCCAGCAGTCGTTTCATTGATAGTATAGAGAACATCACTTGCTTCATCCACTGGGAAATTGAAACGACCCCACCATTCTAAACCAATAGGACCGACTTCAGTTAGACCACCTTGAACAAATCGTGATAATTTTTGTTGAACACTTGATGTTGTCATTAATTACTTTGACCTCTACTGAAAGCCTTAGGAATAGTTTTTTCTGCTGTTGCTGAGTCTATGACTGAGTCTACAAAATCTTTACCTTCATAAAATCCTAAAGTGCTAACTGCTTTTTTCAAAGTCGAGGTTGAACTATTCTTTTCTATGATTGCTTTTGCTTTTTGTTCTAATTGTTCTTTACCCCAAGAGCCGAGTGATGTCGTTGCTTCAGACTTAGCAGTCGACGCATTTGTAGCTGCTGGTGAAGTCGGTGTAACACCTGAAGAATTAGCTGGTGTTGGTGCCGCATCAATTCCTTTTGGAGTTTCTGCAGGTTTAGCAGTTGGTTCTCCAGCTGAAGGAGTTGCTCTCGAACCATCATAAGCACCTTTCATATCACCTTTCTTGTAAGCACTTAAACTAAATCCACTATATTCTCGTGGCGACCAAGCTTCTTTCAATGATATGCTTACGTTCATAATAACAGGAAATGCTTGACCATCTGATGTATGTAAGTAATCAACATCATTAGGCCAATCAATGTTTAGCTGTGTCAAAACGACTGAAATGTTTCCAATGTTCTTACTGCCATACGCATTCAGTTCTAATAAGTCAGGTGGTGCTCCTAACATATTCCTATTCTCTGCTTCAGTTCCATAACCATAATATGGCATCAACCAGCTTCGTAATACATTGAGCACTCGTTGGTTTTCAGTTGCTTCAGAAATGTTTCGTGAAATTAGTTTGATTGAACCAATAGACCAACCTCTCGCTGCAGTATGATTATACTTCAACATCGAACCAGGATGATGAGCAGGTGTCACATCATCATACATTGCACCACGTTCTTCAGAAATAGTTGGAGTCACATTGAAATAGACAATCTCACCACTTGTAATAGACTTTAGCTCAACTCCTTGACGTTTAGGACCACCTGCGTCTGAAGCAATTCCGCTACTCAATAAGGCTGAAGTCACATCAGTCGAACCGATAATCTTATCCACAAAACCAGGTTTCAAACTATCAAAATTGAGTGAGTCTCCAATTCCCTTGATAGCATTCTCAGTTACCGATGAAAAGTTTCCGTTAGTCAATGATTTGAACGATTGAGGTATCATATTGTTTAAAGCATCGCTACTTCCTAATGCACCAGAAATCATATGCCCTGGAGTATTAGAATCGCCTGAAAAGAAGTCACCGATGTTGTCCATCATTTTAGATGCACCCCATTTGATTTGACTTGCAACTTCACCAAGCTTTTCGAAAGGCTGTGTCAAGTCAGACATGCTCGGTAATGAAGGCAGGTCACTTTTTATTGCATCCCACGTAGAACCGGTGCCGTTATTTGCCGCATGCCAAGCCCTTGCTTGTTCAATAGTATATGCCTGACCATTAGGTCTATTGATTTGACTAGTCGGATAGATTGGTGGAAAAGAAGCATCCCAAGTCATAACTTATTCCCCTTCGTTATCGTCAGTAAACCCAAATGACTTTTGAAGTTTCTTGAACATTAATCGTGCAAGTGTCTTATTATGTTCTAAACCAACAATAGTTGCAAATTCGTCTTCATACCCAAGCTCTACCGCTCGACGTGCAACTGAACCACTTATCTCGTCATCATTCAAGTTCCCTGACGTATGTAGTTTTTCCATTGCTCTATCTAAAGCGGATTGCTTATCAGCTTTCTTGGTCTCAACCGCATCGTCCGTTCTATCAAGCCCTGGAATGATGATATGTTCAATAGGCTTATCATCTTCAGTCTTGAAGCCTTTGTCTAACATATCTTTATAACCCTTAGCCCTGTCAGAACCCGCACCAATTGCAATCGGTTCGAACCCTGCATCACGAATAGCACCAAGTGCAAAGAACGCACTTTTAGAAGTCAAGAACTCTACACCGTTAGCCTTACCTGATGCTTGCATATAAGTAATACGTTCATCAGCGGTAAGGGGGTTTTTCTTCTTATCTAAAGATGACTTCTCGCCAGCAATCACAACAACTACAGGTTTAGCTTCAATGTCTAAATGAGGGTTCTTACGAATGAACTCTTTCATTTTGTTGATTACTTTATAGTGGCCTTGAGTGGGCGGATTTAGTCTGCCTATCATAAACGCCACTCTTTTATTCTGCATTGGTGGCAAAGCTTCAAATAGGAATTCTTCTTCTGTTTCGTTTAGTAATGACATATTGTTAATTCACACTTATTTTGGAGTATAGAACTATTTATCATTCAACAAAGAATGAAAAAATTACACAAAATATCAAAATAGTGATATAATTGATTAGTGGTCATTTATAACAGCACTAACCTTACAAGGGAGTTCCAATCAAATGACCAAATCAATTTTAATTTTTGAACCTAATTCTAACGATACACCTTTAGAAGAACCAACAGCTTTAGAACCTCAGATAGAACAAAAAACAAAGAAAGAAAAACCACCTAAACCTCCAAAATTCAAACGTCCAAAGGCAACTTCTACTGAAGGGCATTATGTAACCAATGCCGTCTTATTGCCTGAAATGCTCCGTGCTAAAGCTCTCGGCCGAGTAACACCCGAACTCGCCGAAATGTTTTTGAAGATTGCTACTCGTTATTCAATGAGTAAGAATTATGCTCATCTATCATCTATTCGTGATGATATGATTTCCAATGCAGTTCTCAATCTACTTCAAAACGGTCTCAAATTCAACCCTGAAAAATCTAGTAATCCATTCAGTTATACTACGCAATGTTGTTATCATAGTTTCTTAATGGTTATTGCAGAAGAAAAGAAACAACGCGAAATTCGAGATACATTACTTTTAGATAATGGAGTAAATGCATCGCTTGGACATATGGAAAAAGAACACGATAGTTATCGCGAAAAACATGCGGAGTTCTTTGATAATGAGTAATGATATTGCTTTCATTGACATTTGTACAGAATACGGTATTCATATTTCATCAATCAGTAAAATTGCAATGTTTACTGATATTCATTGGGGAAATCATCATAATTCAGTTCAACATAATATAGATTGTGCAACTTATATTGAATGGTTTATAAAACAAGTTGCAAAGAATGATGTTGATTGTATCTTCTTTCTTGGAGATTGGTTTGAACATCGTGGTGCAATCAATAGTTTGACTGCACACTATTCAATTAACGCTCTTAGACGATTAAACTCGTTAGGTATTCCAATATTAATGTTAGTAGGGAATCATGATTTATATCATAGACATAATCGAGAAATCCATTCAGCGGAAACTTTCAAAGAATTGAACAATGTTCATATTATCGATGCTCCGGCTAAACTTAATGATATGTTATTATTGCCTTATCTTTTCAAAGATGAATATCCATTAGTTGCACCACAAGTTAATAAATCTAAATATGTCTTTGGTCATTTTGAGTTTAGAAACTTTTATTTGACTGGTACTAATGCAAGAGCCGAACATGGATATCATCATAAATTATTTGATGGTCCAACTCATATCTTCTCTGGTCATTATCATAAAAGACAAGCAACTGATAATGTTATCTACATAGGTAATCCGTTCGGCACTTCATATGCAGATGCTGGCGATTATGAACGAGGTTGTTGTATCTTAAATGTTAGTACAGCTGAAGTATCTTTTATTGATTATGAAGCAGGTCCAACTTATCTAAAAACTGAGTTAAGCTCGTTACTTGATGAATTAGTAAAACCTAAGAATAAAGCACGAGTTAGATGTTTATTAGATGTGGAAGTAACTTACTCTGAAGCTCAAGCACTAAAGCAAGAGTTTATGGAGTTATACGACTTACGTGAGTTAATACTTGAAGAAAATGTCAAAGAACAACAAGCGGCTCTTGAAGAAAGTATTGCTGAGCTTGAAGAATTAGACTTAAGTTCTTTAGATGAAACTGTTATGAAACTTATTGAAACTGGGGTTCAAGCAACATCAACTATTAACCCTACCACATTAGTATCAATCTACAAACTATTATAGAATTATGCAAAGATTAAAAGCAATAAGATTACGTTTTAGAAACTTCATGTCATTTGGTAACCAATGGACTGAAATCAATTTTGAAGACTCTACTTCTACTTTCATTTACGGAGAAAACATAGATACTAATACTAGAAATGGTGCTGGTAAAACTTCAATTCTAAATGCTATTGTATATGCCGTCTATAATCGAGCTTTTGATAATATCACCTTACCTCGACTAATCAATATCACTAATGCGGCAAAGAATACTTTGATGGAAGTTGAGTATCTTTTTTCTAAAGGTTCTGACATATATGAAATCAAACGTAAGCGAGGTGAATCTCACGGTGTAACTTTAGAAGAAAATGGAATTGATATTACTCCAGATAGTATTAACGAAACTGATGCATTGATAGAACGTATCTATGGTAGAAGTTATGAACTTTTTACTAGAGTAATTGTCTTTGCTGGTAATACTACGCCATTCCTTGATTTACCGGTTAGTTTGCAACGAGCTCATATTGAAGAACTATTCAACATTACAGTCTTAAGCGAAAAAGCTCAAAAGCTGAAGAAGGTTATTCAAACTAGTGAAAGTGATGCAAAGGTAGAAGAAGCCTTATTGAAAGAACGAGAAACTTCGTCAAAGCTGAAGCAGAAACGTTTAGCAGAGTTTGAACAAAAGGTCATTAGTTGGGAAGAACAGAAAGAAGCTAAGCTAATAAGTTATCGCAAGCAATTAGCTTCAGTAGAAGGCATTGACTTTACTAATGAACGAGAACTATTTGAACGTAAGACAAAGTTGTCAGAAGAACAACAACGAACCTCTTCAACTAAGGCATCGCTAACACGAGCTAAAGAACGACTTGATAAAGATATTGCAACACTCCTAAAACAGCAACAGCATTTGGAAGATGACAAGTGTCCGTATTGCTTACAGAACATGGCAGATGCAGCTTCTAAGCTACATGACATTGAAGAGAAGCTGTTAGCTCTTGTTGCTTCTTTAGAAGAGCATGAAGAAAAACTAGCGACAGAAACGACTAAGCTAACTAACATCCAAGCTGAATTGAAAGAAGTCAACGAAAGTATGACATATGATAATCTTCCAGTGTTACTTGATACATTAGCAAACATGAATACCTTACAAGTTCAATTACGCGAACTCGAACTAGCAGAAAATCCATACTTTGAAACATATGAACAAATGGAGTCAGAAGTAAATGAAAGTTCTATTAGCTATGAGAAACTAGATGAATTGAAAAGCACCATTGAACACCAACAGTTTCTTTTGAAACTTTTGACTGATAAGAATAGCTTCTTAAGACGTCGCATTATCAGTCGAACTATCCCGTTTCTAAATCTTAGAATGAATACTTATGCTAAGCAATTAGGATTACCACATGTCATACAGTTCAAAGATGATATGACTTGTATGGTGTCTCAGTATGGACGAGAACTTGATTTTGGTAACTTATCCGCTGGCGAAAAGAAACGTGTCAATCTTGCAATGTCATTAGCTTTTAGAGATGTCTTACATCATTTACATGCAAAAGATAACTTACTGTTTGTCGATGAAATTGATGCTTCGTTATGTGCATCCGGGGTTGAAAGTGTTGTTGCTTTACTAAACCAAAAGACAAAAGAAGATGAACTATCAACCTGGGTCATTATGCATCGTGAAGGTGTAGAAGATAAGTTTGATAGAAAGATGTTGGTCATAAAGGAGAATGGCTTTAGTACCGTTAGTTTGCAAAGCGAAGAGTGTAAATAGTAATAACTTTCCACGAATACGTACAGGATTACTTTACATGAGCATATTACAAGAACTATTAGAACTTCGCCGTCAATCACTAACTGAAGAAGGCGAACAAGAACAACAGCAAGAAGGTGGGGATAAAGAGGATGCACCTAAAGATGAACATAAAAGCATGAAAGACCATCTTCAAGATATGTTCAAAGAAGCTGATGGTAATGGCAGTCTTCAACCTTATGTAAAGAATGAAACTTTACAAGCTAAGGAAGCAAATGTTGGAGAAGAAATCCATCAAAACTTTCCTGGTGTTCCGTCAAAGAACATTGTGACAAAAGAAGGTGACTTAGTTGTTCGTGATAGCGAAAATCCAAATGCAATGAAAGTTGTTCCAAAACACGAGTTTGAAGTTGAATACGAAATCGAAAAAAGCGATAGCAAACCAGATGCAGAAGGCTATACATCATATCGTTCAAAAGGGCAAATCTTAGCATTTCAATATAACGAACATGAACCTCTTAGACTGCAAGATGAACATGGACATACCATTCACGTAAAGTTCGGTGACTATCTCGGCTATCCAACCGATGATGCTTCAACTCTAATCCAACTTGATAAGACTCATTTTGAACAAAACTATCGATTAGCGGACTAATATGCAAACAGAAACTATAACAATACCTATAAAGAAGAAGCGAATAAATTCCAAAAGTAAAGGTTCTTCAAATGAACTGAAGCTCTCAAAACTTTTAGCAGAACATTTGGCACCCCTTAAATTCGTAAGAACACAACAATCTGGTGCAATTACTGGTTT